ACTGCCAGTAACCGTAAGGTTAAATTAAGCCAGGAAGACATTCGTTTGGCTAATAAATGGCAGATACCACTTGAAGTGTATGCAGCAGAGAAGCTTAAAGTTGATAAAGCAGAAGGCGAGTATACCAATGTAGTAACCAATAAGCGTGGAGGATAATAATCATGGCACGGACAGAATCACGTACTTCTCAAGAAAGGGAAAATCAAACTAGAGATAATGAAGAATATACATTTGAAGAAGAAGACTATCTTGCTATACCTGAAGAGGTGCAGGAAAGATTTCTAAATCAGGGTATGGTTCTACGTTGGATACGAATCCAACTTCGTGGTGCAGATGACTACCAAAATGTAGGCAAACGTATGCGAGATGGATGGGTGTTCGTAACACCAGATGAAGTACCAGAATTGAGTATAAGCTCTATCGTGAAAGAGGAAGGTCGCTATGCAGGTACAGTTGTTAGAGGTGATGTAGCTCTTGCTAAAATGCCTGAAGGTCGTGCAATAGCGAGACGGGAATATTTTGAGAAAAAGTCTGATGATTTAATGAATGCGGTTAATAGTCAATTAATGAACAGTTCTGATTCTCGGATGCCCATATTTAATAATAGTAAGTCAACCGTGACTAAAGGAAAGAGTCCTAGATTTCAGGACTAAGACTTTTAGTTTGATTATGTAAAGGAGAGACTAAATGGATACTAAAGCCCTAACTGGTCTTCATCCTGCACGAGTATATGGTTCTGGCGCAAATAGCACGGGGATTAAAAAGTTGCCAATCGCATCTGGTGATGCCCGTGATATGTTCACAGGTGATCTTGTAAAAGTGAGCTTGGGAAATATTGAGCCAGTAAGTGCCGCTGCTGATTACGCTATTGGTGTATTCCAAGGCGTATATTATGAAGCTGATGGTGTGCCAACATGGAAAAAATATTGGCCTGCAAATACTTCAGCTAGTAATATTGAAGCAATGGTAATGGTAGATCCTGATATGACGTACTATATTGGAGCAGATGCTTCATGTACGGCAGGAGATATCTATCTTAACTTTGACCTTACACTTGGAAGCGGAAATACTGCTACTGGTATTTCTGGTTTTGGATTGAAGGCTGCTACAAGAGTAGCGACAACTGCCCAAGTAAAGGCCGTTGGCGTTAAAGACGTACCTGGTAACGACATTGCTATTGCCGCAGATAATGCATTTCCTATTATGGCAGTTAAAATACTGCGTAGTGAGATGGATCAGTTTGCTGTTAATGCTAGTGTTGTTGCACCAATTTAAGGGAGGATAAAAAATGGCTATTTCAAGAGCTAGTATTGCCAAAGAACTCCTTCCTGGTCTTAATGCCGTATTCGGTCTTGAGTACGGGGAGGTTAATAATGAACTGCAACCACTTTATGAGAGCGAAAATTCTGATCGTGCTTTT